TGCCTTACTTGCTCATTGTATTTTATACCAGTCATTAAAGGTTGTACTATGTCTTGCCAAAAATTAGCAGGGTCAGGTGTCCCTGATTTCTTTACTACCTTACTTACATATTCTCTAGTTTGTTGTATTTCTCTTACTTGTTCTGGGGTAAAAACCCTTACTCCATTATATACTGCAGTTGGATCTAATTTATCAAGTACTCTTAGAATACCTTCTCCAGTTTTTTCCATAGTAGTGCTCATTGACTTGTAGGATAAAAACATATCTGTCATGTCAGTAATATTTAAATTATATCTTTGAGCAAATTGAGAAGAAGAAACACGTAGCCCAACATCCATTTGATCTTTAGGAGCTATTGTAAATCTTTCCATTTGTTTATGTGCTTCTTGCATTACATTTTGTTCTGTCCATCCATTTCTATGTGCTTCACTTAATGCGTTTTCTGCTTGTCTTAATATTTCTTGCGTATACTTTGCATGAGTTCCATCAACAGAAGACTCTCGTACAAGTTCTAATAGGTCAGATATCTTTGTCATTCTTGATTCAAAAGCGTGAACCATTAATCCATCACCTGAATCTAAGGCTGACTTAACTTGTCTCATTGCTTGCAACATATCACCTTGGCCAGCATCATAAAGAGATTTTAATTTTTTTTGTTCAACTGTATTTGCTCCACGCTGAGCAGCTGAAGCTCTTAATTCAAGTCCAAATACTTCTGTTTCGCTTATTACATCCTGAAAATGATCTATTACCTCAGTTATTCTTTCAACAGCAAATTGACTTGCTCTTCCTTTACCAGTAAGCATAGATGATCTAATGGCTTCATACCATGCACCTGGCACTTGCTCTACCATGTTTCTTATTTGAATAGAACCCAATCTTGCATCTTGTATAGTACCTACAACCTTTTCATAATAATCCTTTACTTCTTCATATGTTTGTTTTTCCGTGGCATTTGTTTCTCTTCTTGGAAACATTGCTTTTAACATATCTGTTACTTGGTTTACTTCAGGTATCTGCATGCCTGTATCACGCATGAATTCTCTATTGGTTACAAGTTCATGTACTGCTGCATGCATATTATAACCACCGCTCAAGCGACTTATACCAAGTGTTTTTATTGACTTGCCAACAAGATATCTTTGCATGTTTTCATAAGCTACATCATTAGTTACTGCATCACCAAGCATACGTGACCACTGTTGGTGCAATTCTAAAAGTCTTGAATCAGAAATAGTTTTTTGTGTTCCAGAATTATTTTCAGGTTTAATAAGATTAATAAGTTTATGCACACGTTTCATATCTTTATGTGCTGTAGCAAGATCAGCATTTGGAGAAATAGCAACATCATCTATTGTTTCTTTGTTTTTGTTAACTACATCTGGAAATCTATTACCAGAAAGCTCATCTCTTAATCCTTTGTATAATTGATTTGCAGAATTTTCATCAAGAGAATGGTCTCCAGAACCTTTTAATACACGCTCAACATTTAATCTACGAGAAGCTTCAGAAAGTCTTGTGTGTACGACATACCAGGGATCCTGTCTTAATATAGAATAATCCACACCTTTCGCTTCCCAACCATCACCATAAACATACTGCATCATTTTATTAACAGCGGTTTCTTTTATATTGATACTATTTTTTATATTCTCTGTACTTGCTGATTCAAGAACACTTTTTTCTGCAAACCTTACAACACCTGCTGACTCTAGTTTCCTTGTAGCTTCTACAAGACTTAAAAATGCTTCTCCATCATTAGACCTTGTTCCGTCACGCCTATTGGTATTTCCATTAAGGTAAGATGTAAACAAATCTTTTCCTATTTTAGGAATAACTATTTTACCATCAACTTCTCTTACATTAGGAACTCCAAGCTCAGTATACATATCTATAACAAATTGTTTTATTATATCCATAGGTACATTTGATTCTCTTGCTATTCTATTTGCATACCAGTCATTTAATTGATTCATGGATTCTTTTTTAGTAAGAGTTCTTCCATCAAATTGAGTCTCAGATAGTCTTTTTATTAGATTTGCTGCTGCTTCCTTTGTAAGACTTTGACTAATATCCATTACTCTTGTTGAATTAGCATTGTGAAACTCAACTATATTTTTAGCTATACCTAGCCTGTCACGCCATTGTGTTTTTTCTGTAGGGTCTTTTATATTTTCTGCTATGTACTTAGCACCAGCAGTTCTAAGACCACCTGCCGCTTCTTGACCTTCAGGAACAACATATTTTTCAACAGTATGAGGTTCTATAGTTTCTTTAATTGATTGTATTTCTTGAGAACCTTCAAATGATTTACTATATATTTTATTACCCATTTTTTCAGGAGTAATATTGCTAAGGCCACCATATTTTTGTGCTATTTGCAAAGCACTTTCAAAATTTTTACCACCTATTAAGTTTAAACCAGTAACAGTTTCAGCAAATTGCTTTCCTTTGTTTGAAGCAAACTCTTTTAACTTACCTGTTTCAAATGGCCCTCTTGGATAAGGAGCACCGTGTAGATTAAAAGAATGAGGAGTTCTTGTGAAATACATTGCAGTCATGATATTTGCAACCTTCTCATAATCAGTTGCACCAAAACCATCCATAAAATCTTTTACACCGTAATGTTTAATTTGTTGATGTAAGCTTGTTAAGTTCATTGCAACAGCACCTACCATCATTCTTGGTAAACTTTGAAACATATCTGCACCAACTTCTCTTAGAAAATCTTCAGGTGCATTGTTTAGAAAATGTTTACGAGCCTTTGTTAAAAACCCACGTAATTCTTTTACAGTTTCATCTGCTTGTTCTTTTGGTAACTTACTTATGCCTTTCCAAAATTCTCCCTTCTCTACATATTCTAAATCAATTAAAATATTACCTTTACTTATAGTATTTAATAATTCAGCATTGGTTTCAAGCTGTTTAGGTGTCATTTTGCTTACTGGTCTTAAAGAATTAATAACACCACGAGTCATGTCTTTTGTTTTTTGTATAGAACTTGCACGACTACCACCTCTTATAAACTTCACAGGGCCTAATATAGAAAATATCGCAGCTTCATGACCTGCTGTTTCAAGCATGTGTCCCAAGGCTGACTTCTGAAGAGCCATTGAATCTTCAGGGTTTTCCCAATTATAACTTTCATTAATTTTATACTCACCAAGACCTCTTACAGCTCCAACCATAGTACCTAATATCGCATCGTAAGCACTGGCACCAATTATTCCACCTGTTATTCTAGCCCTATTGGTATCGCCCATTGTTACCTTAGCCAAGTTTAATGCAGCATTATCTATTAAATTTTTTCCTTCACTAGGACTTCTTCTTAAAGCTATTTGAAATGCTTCATCAGCAAATTGAGTTAATAATGCATCATCAATATTCCCCAGTGCTGGTCGCAATGCTTCTTCTTTTATTGCTTCTTTCGCTGCTCTTTGAAAAAATCCATCAGCTAATTTTTTATGTGCTTGATGTATTGCACCAGATTTTGATACAATATCAAGAGCACTAGTTGCTATATCAGTAGCTACTTCTTCTGTTAATTCTTGTGCTCCTTCTTTTTGTCCAGCAGCGTATACAACCTTTCCAAATGTTTCAGTAATATCAGTTTGTGCTAATTTAGTTGCTGTTTTCAAACCAGCTTGCCCAGCACCTAAAAGCTGTGCACCTTTAGCAGTAGCCTTTACTCCGCCACCCATTAATTTTCCTAACCATCCAAAGCTAACCAGCATACCAACAGCACTACCTACAGTATACCCTATTTTACCAGGAAGCGTAAGTTCTCTGTCTGTTGCTGATGCAGTAAAGTCACCAGAATAAGATTCCTTATCTTGCCCTAAGGTAAGTGCTTTTGCAGGTAAGCTTGTTACAAAATTTTCCAATCTATTAGACTTACCAGTAGCTGCTTCTTCTGTCATATCAGATATTTCAGGAAGACTCCAAGAGACTCCACTTGCAACTCCCCATGCTGTTTGACCAAGTGCTTCAAATACAGTAGGCATAATGCCTTCTCTTTGAGAGGGCATAGTCTCTGTTGAAATATCAGGGTTTTGTATTTGCTCTAAAAGAGAATCTATATTATAAGGGTCGTATCCCATTACTCGTTCTCTGAATAATCATATTTTGGATCCCATATATCTATTTCTTCTGTAAATGTAATTGGAGATACTTGTGAAGAATCTGCTTGAAAATCTTGTATAGCTGTTAGTGCTTCATCAACTGGAGTAAAAGGATTTCTATCAAACCCTTCAAGCTTCGCTATTTCTTCAGGTATTGGTAAAAAATCAGGTGGGCTTTCATTTAGCGGATCAACCATTCTAGATAAAGCCATTAAAGGTTCTGGATCATTAGCAAGTGGACTTAACTTTTGTTCAGGAATATCAGTTGGAGTCATTAAAGCAAAATTTTCTCGACTTGCTACAACGCCTCTACCTAAAGGATTTGATTCAATTATATTTAAATAGCGTTCTCTCATCCCTCTATATTCTTCAGTATCAGGTATCGTATTATATACTTCACTTAATTGTTTTGTTAAGTTATCTCTTATCTTTAAATCGGTATTTAATTGTAAAAGTTTCTCAGTAAATCTTTCATCACCGTATTGTTCAGGTTTTAAAACAAGTTCTTCTTCTTTATCTATTTCAGTGTGATATTGATACAATACTCTATCAAAGTATTCCATTCCTTCTGTTGGTGGCAATTTAAATGCTTTTGCCTCAGGTTTTATTCTAAATCCTTTATCTTCGCCACCTTCTGCTATTTCTTTTCCTTTAATACTCATTTTTTCTCTCCAACCAGGTATTCCACCCCTTGGCCTTGAAGTTTTTATATCTGGAAAATTATAGTCTTGTGAAATATCATCAACTCTAGTTAAACTGTCTGTTCTCATGCTGTCTGTTCTCATGCTATCAGTTACCGCCTGATAAGCTTGATTAAAAACAGTTGAATCCATATTCGCCAATGAATCTGGAGATATTTTTAAAAATTGTGCAGTTTCTTTTACTTTAAATATATTGTCTAATGAGTCTATTTTAGCTTGTTCTTTTTCATCAAACTCAGTATTAGCTATCATATCTAGTAACCAATCACTCACTATTAAAACCCCCCTACTGCTTTTTCTACTTCAGCCTTACCCCATTTTTTAATTATTTGTGGTAAAATAGTTTGAAGAGTTCCTCTGTCATTATTGTCATGAAGATCTTTTAATATCATATAATCTGATGATGCAATAAAATCTACGTTGCCTTTATCTGGTGTTATTATATCTACTAAAGAACCATCTTTTACTGTAACAAATCCTTCATTGTTAACTTTTTGTTGAAAATCATTCATTGATTCTTGACTTGATACATCTATATTTGTTACTTGTTCAAAATCAAAAGCTAATTTTTGAGCTTCTGTTATTTTACCTTGTTTAATTAAATCGTTATAATCACTTGCTCTCTTTTTTGCTAAAGCTATAAGATCTGATCCTGTTCCAGGTATTCCAGAAGCACCTTGCAAACCTTGTACCGCATTAAATCCTTCCACATAAATAGTGTCTAATGCTTGTTGAATTCTTGGAGCCACACTTGAAAGAGTTTTTTGTTGTAGTTCAGTCAAACCTTTTGGAGGTTCTCCTGTTCTATTATACTGTCTAATAATATCTAAGCTAAGTCCCTGAGTTTGAACTGTTTTTGCTATTGTTTTATAACGCAATGGATCAAAACTAGCAGCTAAAGCATCTTTTTTTCTTTGTAAGTCTGCTGTATCCATTTGATAAGCTGCACTATTATCAATTATTTCTTCTTTGCTATAAGCAGAAACATCAGTTGCTTGTTTTAATAAATCGCTAAATGGATTTAAAGTCTTTGATATATTTGTATAAATAGCTTTATATGCTTGATCTGTTGCTTGCCCAGCAGATCTTGTTTTAGTAGCAGCATTAGCTTGTTTACTTGCATCTATAAGTTTTCTTTTATATTCTATATTTATAGCACTTGTTGCATCAAGACCCATAGCTTTATTTAATTTCGCTATCTCTTGTGGGGTTGGTGTTGCTGATGGATATGCTTTTTCCAACCAAGGTTTTTCTTCTAAATTAATTTCTTTAGCTTCTGAATAAAGCTCAAGTGAAAAATCTGCTGGATCGTATATTTCAGGATCTCCAGCTTTAAACCCTAAACCACCACCTTGTAAAAAATTTTGCATTTCTGTAATCTCACCTAATCTTCCATATACTTGCTGCATATGCGACTCACGATCACTTATTTGATTCCCTATTACTTTCATTTGTTGTTCTAAGGAACTAATAGTTCCAAATTCCATATCTTTTAAAACATTTAAAGATTCTTTTGTTTGACTAGATTCTTCAATATTCATTACTTCACCAGTATGAACCTTATATGCTTTATTAGCTTCATCAATTTGATTTTGAAGAGTTTTAAGTCTATTTCTATCGTATTTCATTGAAGCATCAAAGTTCCTAAGCATTATTTCATTAGTCATTACTTCTCTTTTTAAATCTCTATCAATTTCTATATTTATTTGCTCAGTACGAGATTGTTCTTGAGCAAGATCTAATGCTTTAGACTTGTAATAAATATCTGCTGCTTCTCCTAATACAGCAGCTAATGATTCTAAATCAGCCATAAGTCTCCATATATTCTGAGTACATATCCATAAAATCATCAGGGATATCTTCACCTGTTGCACTCATAAACTGAGTCATCATATTAGCTAATTGTTGACCAGTTGATGTCGCATAATTGAATTTATTTATGTCCATTTGAGTTTCCATGCCTTCCATTTGGCTTTCAAGTATATTGCCCCTAGCATCAAGAGTCTCTCCAGCTAAAGCAACTTCTTCACGTTGTAAATTTATATTTTGACGAGAACGACCTATATCTTCCATAGCCGCAGTTCCTTGTCTTTCTAAGGTTTCTATTGTAGCCTGGTCTGATCCTGTTATTAAACCTGTTCTAGAACCACCTGTACCACCTGCATATTGTGCCATATTATCTCTAGTTTGCATAACGTTCCTATCAAGACCAGCTTCTGCAATATCTAACTTTTGTCCTTGAACATCTAAACCTCTTTTATCTATATCTAACATTTCTTGTTGTTGTCCACCTTGATATAGTTGTTGTTGTAATTGAGTATCCATAAAAGCAAACATATCTTCTGTTCCAGACATTAAATTACCATAAGAACCTCTAAACATTCCCTCTAACTGAGCATTCATCATTTCTGTGTCACCATAGTCTCCCCATCCAAATCTTGATTGCATCCCTTCCCACCATCCAGATGAGCCTCCAAGTCTTTCATGTCTTTCTGCTTGCGTATAGTCATCACCATATTTATGATAACCAGACATGCTATCTACTGGAGAATTTTCAGGAGCACCATATCCTTTTCTTTGTGATAATATACGTTCTCCTTCCTTTCCATGTACTTTCATAATATCTGATTCAATACCAGACATAACATGTATAGGCCCCGTAACTCCTTGTACTACTTTACCACCTTCACTTGGATGATCTCCAGTACCTCTAAGAGTGTAAGCTTTCCATGCTTTTTTATTATAATCCATTATGTGAAAAAATCCTCAAGTTTTCCAGGTACGCCAAGATAATCAGCAACTTTATAAATTCCAGCAGCTGCCATTGCATATGGATTACCAGACATTATAGCTTTATTAGCTGCCATATCTGCAGCAGCTGTAGCTGTACGTATACCCTTTTGTTCTACAGATAAATCTTCATCTAATAAAGTTTTCCCAACTTTATAGGCTTGCATTGCCGTTCCAGCTGTAGAAGCTACCTTACCTCCTGTTTCCATTAGACTGGAAGCTTCTGTAGCTCCAGCAAGTTCTGTACCAGCAGTAGGATCTATGTTAGGAACTGTATTAAATTTTGCTTCTGACATAAAATTTTCAGAAAATGAAGGTAATTTAGCTGGTGATGTTGTTGCTTCTGGAAAAGGCAAAGAGCTAATATCTTTAGTAGCAATTTCAGTAGTAGCATTTATAGTATTAGTGTCTGGAGTTATAACTGGAGCAGGGGTTTGACTGGGTAAATTTTCTTCTATACTTTTTGATAAATTTTCCATTTGTGTTTGTTTGCTCATTGATTCTTTAGCTGTGCCTACAAAAGGAGTTATATCAGTACTTCCTGATAGTATTCTAGAATCACCAGTATTATAACTACTACCAGAACCAGAAATACCTGCTGTAGCTTGTTGCATTATATTGGCTGGAGTTTGTAATAATTCAGGGTCTCCTTTCGGTAAAGGAGGGGGAGTTAATGGAGAAGTATCTACATCTAAAGATAACCCAGGATAGGTATTTTTACCAAATGCAGGAGTGGTTTTTCCAAAATTTTCTGGAATATTAGTTGTTCGCCAAGGTTTATTTATTTCAAGATTTTCTTGTGCTGTTTTCACAGCTTCAGCTTGTTCTTTTGAGCTGCTATAAACATCCCATTTTTCTGGCTTTATTCCAGAAATTTCTTCAAACTTTTTGCTATATGTATCTTGATATATTTTATCTAATCTAGTTTCTTCTATTGCAAATTGAGCTTCGTCCATAGTAGGGCCAGTTTTATCAATCATACTTCTTTTATTTTCAATTCCAGAAAGTGTTTTATCTAAATCAGCTTGAATACCAGCATCTCTTGTTGCTTTAGCTCTTTTTCCAGCCTCACTTAATCCACGAAGTTCTACTCTTTCTTCTGCTGGAGTCATGTACCTATCTTTAAAAAAACTTTTCCATGTACTTTTAGGTCGTTCTTTTATACTATATCTTCTATCACCTTCACGGAATGGATCTCTTATATTCGCTAATTCTGTAGCACTTCTTATATCCTCCATTCTCTTTGCTTCTAAAATTTTAAACGCACCACCTGCAATGTTTCTAGCAGTTTTACTCTTTTTCGCTTTATCTTCTTCTTTTTCTTCTCTTTGCATTCTTGCTCGAGTTGCATAGATCTGAAAAATATTTGATTCTCTTCTTGGATCGTAAAAATTTGCCATTAGGATTTTATTTTTGGGAATAAATTACTTATATTCATAATAAATTTAAAGTTTTTAATCAGAATAAGTTACAAAATTAGAAATAGGTTTACTTAACAATAAAGCAAGTACTTTTATTTTACCTGCAGTCGCAACGCTATTTATTTTTAAATCAAGAGTATCATCTGAAGAATAAAACTTTCCAGTTTTTTTACCAGCCTCTGTTAAAGATGCTGAAACACCTACTAAATGCAACCAGGGAGAATTATGAGAACCTGAGGTTCCGTCCCATCCATTTATAAAAGCATCTGCATCTACTCCATCTCCTAAATCTACATCCATTGAACCTACAGTAATATCACTTGTAATAAGTATTCTCATTTCAAGTAAATAAGTATTAGAAGGTATTTTCATTATAGGATGGACACCTGTACCAAGTGTATTTAAATTCAAATCTCTACTTATATGCCACCTAGCAATACCATCATCAGGAACATTATTTGGATCAGAATAGCTTATTTCCTTTACGCCATTTTCTGTTCTAATATATTGAACAACTCTTTCTTCTCCAGTAACATCGTCAGTCACTATTCTAGTTTGTGGAGTATTTAATGGCGAATTTGAAGTCGCCTCTCCACTAGAAACACCTGTAGAGTTTTTGTATAAATTTATTCTATCTTGTCTAGAATAAGGCATTACTTCACATATTTCAATCTATAAATAATAGATATATCATTAATTTCAAATTCTTCTCCAATTTTAGCACCAATATGGAGCTGAATACTAAAACAATTTTTTATAGGATTAACGGGTCTTAATTCAGCTACAACCCAATCATCTGTCCCATAATCTCCAGAAGAACCACCCTCACCAAGAGGAGTAGTGTCACTATTTGTTTTATCACTTTTGGCAATACTTAATGCATTTGTAGCAGTAGATGGTGTAGTTACCCTATAAAAAGGCATTAAAGTATTATTATCTCCATTTAAACTATATTGTATTGTTGGGTGAGTTCCATCAGTATGGGGAGTATTGCCTTTAAAAGTTAAGTAAACTTTATAAACTTTTTTTCTTACAGAAGGTTGACCAAAGTCAATATCTTTTGTTATAAGAGAAGCAACATTCTGATCCTTTCTAGTAGTTGCCCATTTTTTACAATTTCCATCTTGATCCATATATACAAGATCATTATTTCCATCTACAACAAAATTACTTTTATATTGACTATTTGTCTGGGTATCTTCTATGTAAGTCCAACTTTGTGTAGGTATATCAAATAAATAAGAATCTCCATCTACATTATTATTTGCACCTTTTGTAACTAAAATTTGTCTTGTTTTTGGTATATACCCAATTTGTGGAGTATTAGCTCCCCATAAATGAAAATTATTAATTACTGTAGCACCGTTTTTTTCTAAAAGATTTAAAATATCTAAACTCATCCATTGAACCTGAAAAAGTCTGTTGGGGTTTGAAAAGAAGTGCTTCA